CGTCAGGTTAGTTCAGACCGGAGATATCCAGCTTAGTCGGGGTGAACGGCACGGAGCCATTCTTCACGATACGAGAGATGGAGCGCGGGTTCAAGACCAGCATCCCAACGAGTTCGTCCATGACCCAACCCTTGTAGAACTGTTCGACCTGATGGTTCTCCTCAACATCGAGGGAGTACATTACCGGGAAAACACCGACGAACTCAGGCTCAGAAGTGAGGAAAACCTCACCCTGAGGAATGATGATGCTCTTCTGAATCTGGAACTCACCGAACTTGGTGATCTTTCCGCCAGCAAAGACTTCATCCTTGAACTGGAAACCCGTGACATTAATGTCCCAGGTGTACAGATCACGAATGTCAACCGGGTGCGCTAGCACTCGCTTGGCCTCTAGCTGGTTGATTTCGATTTGAGAGACAGCATTGTAGAAGTCGTTAGGTTCAAGCGGAGCGCCCGACCCAATCACGACAGTCTGCTCGTTGGAGCCTGCGGGCGGGGCAGCAACACCAGTTGCTGTACCACCTGTCGGGCCAGTACCAATCGTACCAGCGGTACGTTCGGTACTGAGGTCCGTAATGGCTTCCTCTAGCAGCAGGACAAGTCGAGCGTCCTCCTGCTTTTGAATCGCCTGTCGAGTCTCGTCCTGAGTGTATTCGACGGCGTTGACCCGGAGGTAGTAAAGGTCTTCCTTCCGAATGCGGGGGAAAGAGGCAATCCTGAATAGTTGCGGAAAAGCCTGCTTGCCCTCAAACGGAGTGATCTTCACTTCCGAGTCAGTGCTGTTGAGGACGTAGGCACGTCCTAGATCGTCCAGGATATCGTAAGGCATCAGCGGGCCGCGCTCAAGAGTGTCCTCAATGAGAACGTTCCGTACAATACCTTCGTACCGGAGACGAATCTGGATTGGTCCGATCATACCCTGGCCAATGCGCCGCATCGCGTTCTGCTTATCAGCAAGAATCGATTCTAGACGCTTAGCCTTCGCCTCTTTGGTGAGCTTAGGCGCGTCCTTAAGCTGATCCGAGAGCTTAGCCTCGTAATCCGCCGAAGAAACTGCCTTCCTAGCTGTTAGTTCCATTGAGTTTCAATTGCCTTTCGTCTTGTCACTAACACTTGAGGTCAATGACGATTCTGCTTGCGCTTACGCGCTCGATAAGCTCAGCGACTACGACACGGTTAGAGGGCGAACTGAAATACTTCAGTCGTCCATCTGCGCCTGCGTACAGCTTCACCGGGTCACCCGGAGTAGCCGCAGCGTAGGCCGCAGAGAGGCCAGTGTCATCGAACCCAGGAGCCAGAATTTCAAAAACTGACTCCCGGCCACGCCATACCCCAACGTAATCTTCGTCACCAAGGTCGTCCAGGTCGCCGCCAACAAAGTTGGCAAGTAGACCGAACGGCTTGATCGCAGCGCTGTCCGCGCCCGTAGCCACCGCAACCTGTTCACCATCAGCCTTGACCATAACCGTTCCCGGTACGAGGCCATTCTTGAGGGTGTAGGCATCAGCCGAACGGCTCAACGGGTAAGTTGGGCTTGTATCGGCTGCTAGTGGTTTACGGAACGAACCATCTGCGTTACGAAGCGTAGATTCCAGAGTAGCCGCATATGGTGTGGCCTGGGTCTGTGCATACAGAGGCCGAATGAGACGCTTCTGGAACTTATTGCTGAGGTTCTTTAGCCGTAGCATTTATCGTTGTTCCTTGTGTTTGTTTAGTGGCCGGTGTGTTGTACCGTCCATTCATTGATAGACGGTGGGTTTGATGAAATTAGTAACCTGTTATAGAAACAGGGATTCATCTCCAGAGTCTTTCGACCCTGTTGTGGCTTCCTTCTTATCAACCGTACCCCGACCAAGGGACGGCATCTTCCGGGCCACTCTGACCTGCCTCTTGAGGCCAGCGGTCTTTACTCGCTGAGCATATTCCAGAGATGCGCTAAGCGCTTCTGGCGTTTGTGCCTCAAGTTGGGCGATTCGGTCATACTTTTGTCGCGCATCAATCAAGCCAAGGTCAACCTCAAGGTCGGCCAGCTTGAACGCGGAAAGGATGTGGGACTTCTTGACC